TCAAGTCCATCTTCCTCTGGATCTCTTGGTGGCCATGGTGAACCTGGTGTCCACTCAAATCCTCCCATTCTCTCAATTCTATCTAACTCAGGATCACTGCTTGTAACCTTCTCTGCTCGTTCTCTGTCTTTAGGATCAGTAAAAGGATTCTCTGCATTGGGATCATTACGAGTATAATCGTAATAAGCATCCGAATGTTCTACTTCTTTTTTCTTCATGATTGGATAATCTTCATCAAATGTTCCACCTAAAATAGATGCAGCCAAACTCCATGCATTAACCATAGGTAAATAGGAAATCGTTTACGAGACTCTCTGCTTTTTCTTTTCCAAACTTACCATTCAGATATCCTGATACTGGATCAAGTTTAGTCATGTATGCATCAAAGTCTTTATACAAACTGGTATCAGTTCCAGTCGGTTTCTCTAATTCTATCATATCCTTATACTTTGTCAAGTATTTGGTAAACATTTCTAAGTGGTCATCCACTTCATCCATAGTGCATTTAGCAATATAAACATTCTCCGAAAAGTGATTACCAGGTTCAAAGAAACGATAGTCTCCTTCACTCTTTGGTAGTCCGTCAACTGAAAACAAATAGTTCTCGACTGGATGTTGAAAGTCAAATACTATGATTACTTTCTTCTGAAAAAATCCCATCAAGTCCATACCAAAACAGGGCAGGTTACTGCCCGTCTTTGGATATATGATATTGTTGTAG